GTGCTGCAACCTGCGTAGCCAAGCGCCAGTAAGAACCTATGGTTTGAAAGCCTTATAAATAAAGGGATAGCGAGGACATAAGAAAAATACCGCCAAATATTAAAAAAAATATAGATAAATGAATAAAGGACTATTATTCATAGAATTTATAAAGGTACTTTAAAGAATAATAACTGTTAAAAATTTCCAGGAATTTTTTTTATATTAATACTTGCTATATATATAAATATATTAGTATAATACTCATGTTAACTAATTAAATAATAAGCACTGTACAAATATACAGTACTAATAAAGGAGAGAATAACAATGAAAACAACATACAGATTGCATACATGTAAAACATTTATGAAAAATACATACCTTATTAAAAAGGATAAATTTGGGGTAGATATATTTGTAATACTCAACGATAAAAATATAAAAATAGCTTCAACACATAAAAAGAAAGTTAATTTAAAAGATGCTGAAAATTTTATTAAGTCTATAGAAAACTATATATCTACATCTAATAAGGTTAGATGTATATCATCAATTGATTTTGATATGGATTTATATATGAAATCTAATAAAAGATTGAAATACTTAACCGATCAGCAAGGGTCTTGGCATTCTTTTAGATTTATAAATACTGAGCATGAAAACACAATAGGCATAAATTACAAAGAAAAATGCCCAAGCCTTTTGATGTGGGCTTCATGATTTAAAAACCCCCAACCCAATCAAGCCCGCTTATGTGGGCTTTTTGGGTGAAAGCCTAGCAATAATGCAAGGCTAAAAGTAAGGAGAAAAATAACATGACAACAAGAAATAACAAAAAGATAATCAATGATGGCTTTTATAGATTGGCTAGAGCAGTTGGCAATATTACATGGACTGATTATGCAAAAGAACTTTATGACATAGAGAAAGGTTATGAGAAAAACCATAGACAATTAACAAATTGCGATTATGTTTTTAATGTAAATGATTCCGCCAAATTTTGGAGCGTTTACCATATCTTAGAATCGTTAGAACTTAAAAACGATTTAGATATAAAAAGTTATTTGCATATTAAAAAATCTATTTTTTACTCAAGATCAATAGTTGCTAATTATAGAGAGCAAATAGAAAAAGAGTTTGTTGGATTTGATACAAAAGCATTTAAAGAAATAGATATTATGCAATGGAGAGAGGAAGTAGCATGAAATATAAAATAATAGCTAAAGATAGAAATAAAAATAATTTTCTTGTCATGGTGAGCAAGTCATTAAAAGATATAAAAAATAAATTTGCTAGACTTGAGCAACAAGGACACAAACCAAAAATATTAAAGGAGGGTTGAAGCATGGAAGCATTAAAAGAATTTAAAATTACTAAGGTAGTAACTATATCTTATGAGTCTTATGTGATGGCTAAAGATTGGGAAGATGCAGAAGATAAAGCGCATTATGATAACTCTATTGAATGGGTTGTTGATAATGAAAGAGAAAGTATAGAAGCCGAGGAGGGTTAAACAATGAAAAATATACAAGAAAGAGGTTCAGCAAATATAAATATAAACTTAAATGATGGAATTATTACTGTAAGACATGGAGACTGCAATTCTATACTTGCTCAATGGGTCGCAAAAAATGGAGATTGGAATTCATTATTTGAAAAAATAAGATTACTTGAGGGAGGTTTTAACAATGAGTAAAAAATTTGATTTATTAAATTATATGATTGATATTCATAAGAATTTTTTAAAAGAAAATCCCGATGTAGAACCGATGTGTGTTCTTGATTCGTTAGCGGTAGGAAACTATAACAATAGAGAGCAATATTTATTCTTGAGTAGATTCTCTGATATATGGGAACGAGTAGAGCAAAGGAGTATCAAAAGATAATATAAAAATAACTTAAATTAAGGCCTATTTATTAGGCCTTTTTTTATGGGTGTTAATTTGTGCCAGTTCGATTCAACGCATTGTAAGGCTCTGTATTGATTTTAAATTTTTCCTGGTTGTCGAACTACTTATATATATTTATAGTTCAATACAAAGGCTTACAAGCTGTTACATATTTTTTAAATTATTTTTTTTGATTCAGTTATTTTTTTTTCAAATATAAATTTTCCTTGAATATAAATTTGCCTTGAATATAAATTTGCCTTGAATATAAATTTGCCTTGAATATAAATTTGCATCAAAAGTAAATTTGCATCAAAAGTAAATTTGCATCAAAAGTAAATTTACCTGGATTATAAATTTGCCTTAAAAAAGAATTTGCATTTAGGTATTGCATACAAATATATATTTATATATACTATGTGTATGTTAAATAAAAGTAAGGAGTTAAATAACATGACATATAAAGACTACACAAGAGCCGAACTCATTAGGAAGTATGGGAAAAGCAACAAGCATCTAAATGTTTATAAAAAATACGACTATATTAACCATGAATATATTTATGAGTTAAGAAGCGTAAAAAATAAACCACACGAGAACCATACAACAATAGATGAAATTTTAGAGGAGGTGTAAGAATGAAAATTAAAGCATGGCATATAGGTATTGTTTGGGATGATGATACAGAGGAGTCTATAGCAGATATCCCTAACTGGTTAGCTAATAGAGTAGATGAATTTTTAAATGAATTAGAGGAGGAATATGATGAGTAATATTTATAACATGATCACGTTTGATATAGAAAAAGACTTAGACAATAAAAAACTAACTGTTGAATGGATAGAGAACTATCTAAGAGAGCAAAGAATAGTAGGCGGTCAAAGAGTCAAAGATATACAAATCAATCATTACTTAGAAGATTTAATGCACATAATGGAGGAGGTGCAAGAATGAAATGCGATTTATGTAATGGTGTTGGGTGGATAGATACATTCAACACAAAAAAAGAAGTGCAAGAAATACAGAAATGTGATGATTGCAATATTTACCAAACAGATAAAGAAGCACAGGAGCAAACACAATGAGTATTAAATTTAAGGAAACAGACTAATGATATTATATAACATATATTTTAATAATGGCTGTGGTAATACAGACAAAATAGCTACTACTAACAATTTAGATAAGTGGTTAGAAGAAAATAACGAACAAAGAATATTAAACGGACTTGATACTGAAAGTCTTGATGATTTTGGAATTGAGGAAGCTGATGTTTATATTTATTAGGGGGTAATATGAGTTATAAATTATTAACAATTAATAGAGGAGGCCACACAATGAGTAACATATACCCAAACGATTCATGGGGAACATTTAACGCTGAAAGCGAATACAAAGACGTTAAAGGCATACACAAAGACCAAACCATAGATATTAATTTATGGACTGATGACCAAACAGGAGAGAAGTTTTTATCTTTATATCCTGTTGATGAAAACGGGCAAACAGATTGTTCTAACTCTTTAGGCTTTTATAAATTAGAGGAGGTACAGTAATGAATATTGACAAAATCCTAGAACTTTCTGAGATAGCAAAAGAATTATTAAATTTGCCTGAATATAAAAGAAAGCAATTGGCATTAATTTTGATCGGCTCAACGCTTACCGATATATCAAAAAAAGAAGCGGAAATAGTAACAGAATGTTTAATATAAGGAGTAAAAATGGAAATTAGAATTTGGGGACATGAAATAAGAGAAATGATAAAAGACCACGTTGAAATAACTTATGGTTTAGATTTAAGTGGCAAAGACTTAGATATCCAAGAACTTAACTTTATATATACTGAAAGGGAAATAGTGCATAAAAAACATGCCAACGGAAAAGTAAAAAAAGATAAAAATGGTTGTTGGTTGATTGATGAGGATAAAACAAAGTATGTGACAAAATATGCAGGTCTTAATGATGATGCAGAGCTGTGTATGATTGTGTATTAAATTTGCGGTAAAGGTAAATTTGCCTCTATGGTAAATTTGCCTTTATCTTAGAACTTGCTTAACTCTCTTAACAAACTGTTTATTGACTTCTTTATAAAAGTTATTCTGTACTACTTTCTGAGATAACTTAAACCAATCAATAAACTTTCTATGCCTAATAAACGGAGTAAAGGCTACAAGCAAGTCTAAGCCACCTCTACCCTTTCTACCTTGTCTTTCCCATATACCATAGACTTTTGATCCTTGACCTTTAGGTACGCCTACAAAACGTGAGCCTTTTCTCTGTGAGTCTTGTGTTTTATCTAGTCTTTTTAATATACCTCTTTGAGTAACGATGTTACCAAACTGGTTTCTTCTAGGCATACCATCATCTGTGGGAGATGGATAACTTTGACTTCTAGCAGGTTCATTTTCTCCAGTGTAGATATAATACAAGAACTTAGTAGCATAATCTTTAACTCTAACTGTAACCTTTAAACCTCTTTTATGAGGCTTGGCAAACTGAGACATAACAACAGCAGTTATAGATGTTTTTCTAGGTTTATCTAGTTTTTTTAGAAGCATATCTCTATGAGCATTGACAACTTTAGCACCAGTATAGTTCATACCTTCGCTTAGAACTTTGTTGAAAGTCTTATGTTGCAAAACGTCCATTTTCTTTTGGAGTTTCTTGAGATCAGTTTTTATTTGTATATCCATATTTGCCTTAATACTAAATTTGCCTTAAAAGTAAATTTGCTTCAATACTAAATTTGCCTTAAAAGTAAATTTGCATCAATACTAAATTTGCCTTAAATATAAATTTGCCTTAAATATAAATTTGCCTTGATTATAAATTTGCCCAATGACTTTTTTTATCAAACTTTAAACCATTCTCATTTGCTACTTTAAGAATAGTCGATTTGCTTCTACCTAAAGACATCACTACCTCGTTTAGCGATTTGCCTTTATCGATTTGCCTTTTAAGTTGCGAAACATCAATTTGCGGTTTATTGCTCATTATAAGTTCTCGTAATGTTCTTTTAATTTATTAATATACCAAATTGCTTTCTCTAAGTCTTGAATATTGGCATCTTTATATTTATG